CAAGCCGTCGACGGATCTCAAGGGTAAGGAAACCCACATGACCGAAGAGGAAATGAACAAAATCATTGAGGGTGTGACGAAGAGCCTCGCTGAGAAGCTTACTCCGCAGCCTCCCAAGACGGAAACTACTACGACTCTGGTCAGCAAGCTGGAAGAAATTGAAGAGCTGAAGAAGCTCAGTGAGGAAAACCCAGTCGTCAAGGCTCTGTTTACTCACTTCGAGGCGCAGGCTGTAGCTCTTACTGAAGGCAACAAGAAGATGCGCGAAACCATGGTGGATTCGAAGCTTTCTGAGTTTGACAATTCCAAGCTTTCTCTTACGCCTGTGGCTAAGTCCCTTGCGCGTGAGGTTGTGCTTGCTCTTGGCGATTCGGACCAGCCTAAGTTCTGGGCTCTCATGGATGCTGTGAAAACTTCTTCTACGTTCCTTGTGGAATTGGGTCAGCGTTCTGGTGCATCTGTACGGCCAGGTTATGACATGTCAGAGAAGACTGCTACGGAGATCTTCAACGATCGAACCAACAAGCTCATGGCTGAACAGAAGATGAGCTTCCTTGAGGCGATTGAGAAGGTAGCATCGGACGATCCAGACCTTTACACTCGTTACCGTTTCGGTGAAGGTGCGGAAGCCACTAAGTAGGGAGTAGTGAATAATGAACTTTGTTCTTGATGTTTCTAGGATTCCTGATGGCTCGGCGGCTACCATCGCCAACCGCTTCTGCACTGTAGGAACCACTCAGAACCACATTGACCTTACTCCATCTGCGGATGGTGTAATGGTCCTTGGTGTGGTCATGGATAGCATTTCTGCGGCAAAGGTAGTTGAAGGTGCCGTCGTTGGTGTTCGCATGATGGGCGTTGCGGCTGTCACTCTTGGTACTGGTGGTGCTGGTCCTGGTGGGCGTCTTGTTACTGCACCCGATGGCAAGGCCATTTTGGGTACTACGGCAGCGAACTTTGTTGCTGGTATCGCTTTGCAGACTGGAACCGCTGGCGCAATTGTCGATGTCCTTCTTACACCTGGTGTCAAGTGGGTTTCGTAGTCTTACCTGGCTCAACATCTACTTATATTTAAGAAAGGAATCACCAGATGTCGGTTTACAGCCCTAGTGGCTCTGGGGATGTCCATGTTGATCAGGTACTTACTCAGATCAGCGTTGGATATCCAAACAATGGGCTAGTGGGGGAGAAGCTCTTCCCTTCTGTCCCAGTGAAAAAGCAATCTGACATTTTCTATGTCTTCGGCCGCGAGAACTGGCTTCCTGAGGATGACGTGCGCGCGCCTGGAGCGGTTGCTCGTGAGATCCTTGGTGCAGCCGTTTCGACCGAGCCATATTTTGCAATTGAGCACTCGCTTCAGATTGCTGTCACTGATGAGGAACGCAAGAACGCAGATTCTCCGCTTAACCCTGATCGTGACGGAACTGAACTTGTGACCTCGAAGATTCTGCTTGGCCGAGAGCGCGCCATTCAGACTCTCGCAACGACTGCCGCGAACTATGCTTCCACAAACACCGTCACCCTTTCGGGTACGTCGCAGTGGAACGACTACACGAACTCCGACCCAATTGGAGTTATGCGTACCGGCAAGCGTGCCATCCACTCACGTATCTTCCGTGAGCCGAACAAGATTGTCATTCCTTACGCGGTTATGTCAGTCATGGAAGATCACCCAGACTTCCTGGAGCGCATCAAGTATTCTGAGCGCGCAATTTTCTCTCCTGAGCTTCTTGCTTCACTGCTTGGATTTGAGGAAGTTATCGTTCCTGGTGTTGGTATCAACACCGCTCCACTTGGACAGCCTGAATCTTTGGCCTACCTTTGGGGCAATGATGTGGTTATGGCTTATGTTCCGACACGTCCGGGTTTGAAGATTCCTGCGTATGGATACGAGTTTACGTGGGAAGGTCAGACTGTCGATCGTTGGAGGGAAAACCCACGTAAGTCCGATCTCATCCGTTGCTCACGCGCGTATGATCACAAGATGACTGCCGTGGATGCCAGCGATGACCAAATCGCCGGTTACCTTATCCTCGACGCAGCGAACGTCTAAGGAGAATCTTAATGGCTAAGGTTATCGTCGCGAACATGCTCATCATGCATGATCGCGAGCGTATTGAAACTAACACGAAAATTGATGTTAAGAAGTTCACTGAGGAGCAGCTGCTTCGCCTTTATGAGCGTGGTGCTGTTCGAGTCGTGGATGAATCTGAACTTGCCAAGAAAGAAGACACCAGTAAAGCTCTCAAGGACCTTCTTTCTGGTACCAAGACTCCAGAGGAAGCTGCGTCGGAAGCCGAAGAGCGTAAGAATGCTGAACTTGCTAAGGCTGCGGCTAAGGCTCAATCTGATGCCGAGGCGAAGCAGAAAGCACTTGACGATGCAAAAGCTGCTGCTGCGGCGAAGGCTGCTGCTGTAGTTAAGAAGCCATAGTTAGGAAGTTAAATGGCACGTGTGACATTAGCTGAAGTGCAAGGGTTGCTTGATCCTGCAAAAATGACCATAGCTTCCCTTGATACTGAACTAATATTACACATGGAAACTGAAATATTGGCCAGACTTGGTGTTGTTTATGACACTTCTGGATGGACCACTGATTCAAATACACCAAAACTCGTTAGAACCATTATCTCTAAGACTTATGCATCCATTCTGATCGATAGATTCTACAGCGAAAACCAGGACGAAGGCAATGATTACGCAGCCCGACTGCTGACTAATGCTGAAATGCTAATTACAGGTATTATTGAAGGTAGGATTGTCATACCAGATGAACCAGTACCTGACGTTTCACGTGGCCCATCTTACTTCCCAACAAATGCAAGCTCAGATTTAGAGCCAACATTTGAAAACCCAGAATATGGTGGACCATACTTTAGTATGAGTAAGAGTTTCTGATGCCTGCCAACAGAACTAACCTCTTTGGTCCTACCAGATCTACCATTGCGAATTTTCCATTCCAGATAGATATCCGTGGATTCCTAATAAATGCAGATTTGATTAAAGCAAGTACTTATAGAATGGCTATGCAGTTCGGCAACATGCGATGGCCACTCGAACAATCAGTTGATTTGGTTATCATTCCATCTATGGTAAAAAACTTCCTAGTAAGTGGGCGACCATCCTGGAAACCACTAACACACGATACAATTGCGTTTAAATTTGAGCAATTTCCAAGCATGTATGCATTGAAGCCACTTTTTAGAACTGGCAACCTGGTTTCGGCCGTTAAGCGTGGTACATATTGGAGAATTACTGGTTACAGTGCCGACATGGAAGCCCTGGATAATCATTTCCCGTACGCTAAGTATCATCAGGCTGGCACTAGAACCGTTCCACAGAGACAATTTGCAGTCTTGCAGCAAGAAGACATTGAGGCAATTACGGTAGTTTTTGATTCGTGGATCCGTAAAGTAACAAATAAAAAAGATTTTTGGCCCTATGATTTTAAAGGATTTTAGGTGCCTATGCCTCATACACAAAAGAGCACAGTATTGGCAACATATATACAGGGCCTTGTTGAAACTAATAAGGTCGCGTTGGATGTTGATAACGTTCTATATGGATTGCATGAAAATATACCAGGCGGTAAAACCGTAACTGTAACGCCTGCCACTAAAACTAGGGCTCTTGATGGAGTAGCAAAGCCAGGTGGAAGAACCATGAACGAAATGCCAATCCTCATCAATGTGTACTTGAACATAGTTATAGATGAAGAAGCTGGCAGATTGATAGTGGACCAATTGGCCGAAGCCATAGAAGATTTGCTACATCAGAACACTACCATGGGCGGGTTGATCTTTCACGGTTTTGTTACGACATGGGAACCTGGAATTAGGTATAGAACTGGTTCTATGTTCAGGACGGTTCAAATGACATTCGTTGGACGATCCAAGACTAATCTAACACCATAGGATGATTATGAAGCTTATGGCAGTCATTACTTCCGAAATATCAGGATTTATTCCCGACGTCGGAACGGTGTCCAGGCTTCGTCCTTACGTTATTGATGAGTTTAAAATGGTCAAGATTGAGGCCAAGCGAAAACTCAAGTTCGGCGAAGTGAAGATGCCCAATGGCGTTCAGGTAGTCCTACATATTCTGGAAGACGATGAGAAACTAGACCTGGAGTAATTATGACTCAACCTGGTATTGGCGGCGGCGGCCTAATGGGTCTTGCTATTGAGTTACTTACGCCGCCTGTTATTGCTGGAGTCGCACAATCTGGTGGTGCCCTTACTGCTGGTGCATACAAATACTACGTCACTGCACTTAGTGCGCTAGGCGAATCAACAGTTAGTAACGAGGTGACGGTCACTACTGCTGCGGCTAACCTGACAGCTCATATTACTTGGGGAGCTGTAACAGGAGCTACAGGATACAAGATTTATCGTACTGCTGCGGGTGGAGCCACAGACACTGAACTTTTGCGTGCCACTGTTGGTGCTGTTTTGTTGTATGATGATATCGCGGTAGGTGTTCCATCTGGTGCTTTCCCCACAATCAACACAGCTTTCGCTTACGGTGTTTATAATGTACCAACCAAGTTCTTTCCATTCAACACTGAATCATTGAAATTCGATCAAGCTACAGTGTGGCGTCGTCCAATCCGCCAGAGCGTGGACGTTCTTGGTGGTGTGGATGGAAACGTCCATGTCAACGGCGACATTGAAATGGAAGCCCTTGAAGATGTCATTGTCTATTTCATTTTGGCTTCGCGTGTGGCAGCGACCAAGGTTGTGGCTGGACCGAACATAACTTATACCTTCCTTCCAACACCAAACGCCACTCCAGTACTATCTCTATCGTTGACTGTGGTCCGCAACAATGAAGTATTCGGATACACTGGCTGTGTGGTATCTTCATTTACTGTCACTCCTTCTGATGGCCTGCTTATGTTCAATATGAGTATCATTGGAAGTGATGAAACCGAGCAGGCAATGCCTTCTCCGGTTTATACCACTACTGAGCCGTTCGGTGCCGGACAGTACGAAGTAAACATTGCAGGTACGCAGGTCTTCGATACGGATTCCTTCGAATTTACTGTCAATGACAATGCAGAGCCTCAGTTCCGTTTGAAGAATACTGGTCGTGGTGCTCAATATGTCAAGTTTGGTGAGCGTGAATCTACGATTACCATGGAACGTGACTTCTTCAATCGTGATGACTACGACGCCTTCAAAGCGTTGACAGCTCAGGCCATTTTCATTGAGGCGGAAAAAACCGCAAATAACCGAGTCAAGGTTACCGCACCCGTCTCCATCAAGAACACCTACGAAGTAGGTCTGAGTGGACAAGGTGACTTGGTTCGTGCCGCCATCGAATACATGAACGTCATTGATGCTAGCGGCGATTCGTATGCTATAGAGATTGCCACTCAGGAAAACATTCCTCAGGTTTCCGTGTAAGGAGGTTGGAATGGTTAACAGGGTAGCAAAAATGAACGACGTAGTCACTTACCGAGATGCTGCTGGTGGCACAACAGATGTAGTAGTCACTGGGGTGCAAGGCGCGGTCCCTGCTGCTGGCGATTTCACGGTCACCGGTTCAGGTGCTGGTGGAACTCTTGCCACTGCCACGTATTCCTATAAGGTTACGGCTGTTGTTGATGGCGTTGAAACTCCACCGGTAGCTGCGGCAAAGACTGCTGCTGTGACTGGTCCTACAGCTTCCGTGACTATCAACTTTACCACGGGCCTTGTCAGCTACCCACGCGCAACTGCGTGGAAAGTCTACGGCCGTACTGGTGGAACTGAACTTTTTATTGCCACTATTACCGCACCTACCGCTACATACGTCGACACTGGCGCTGTGGTAACTCCAGCTGGTGCACTACCAGCGGCGACCAACGCCACTCGGTTCAAGAACATGGGTACAAAAACAGTTCTAGCCCAAATTCCTAGGGCCACCACGACCAAACAAACCGGTGCCTATTTTAATAGGTAGTGAGGTGAGATATGTTTAGGTTCCGCAAATTAGCGGATTACAGTGACGGATCAACTCGCGTTGTGAGATTTGATCCTATCTCTGGAGAAAAAATGTTGGTGGACCCGGAAACGAATGAGCCTAAAGCTTGGCCACTAAAGGGAGTCACCCATCAAGGTGATCTACCTGCTCTGGATACCATTGGCATGCACTATGTTGCACAGGCTGTAACCGACGGTTGGGCTGATTGGGAAAATCATAGAACCGTACATAGGCCTGGCGGATCAGTGAACAACCCATGGTCTACCACCCATACATTCCATCAGTGCGACAGAATTCACCTCCATCTTCTACTTCCTGACGATGGACAGTTTGTATCCAGGAATGTTGTTTATAAAGTCGTTCGTCAGCCAGATAGAGTTGAGGATCCTACGCAGGAAACTGGTTGGCGTGTGGATTGGACTTTCCAAGTTAAGTTGGTGGCTGTCAGTGGCTAACATCACTTTTAACATTGCCAAGGGTCGTGTGGTTGAACTCGCCAATCGTGTGAACCTCAACGATCCAGCGAACGCAGTATTTGTGATCTGTATCCTTGCCACGGCTGGCATCGAATCAGACGCCACCCTTATTGACGTTGACACGCTCGCCGCAGTGGTAGCTGGTACCACGAACGAAGTCACCAACTCAGGTTACGCACGTAAGGTCTTGGACAATGCCACAGGTGGAATCGTTGTCACTGTTGATGACACCAACGATCGTACCGATGTGGACTTCCCGGATCAGACTTGGACAGCAGTCGTAGCGGGGGATGGTTGGAATGACTTCGTTACTAACTATGACTCAGACTCCACAGCCGGTGCGGACACCGCCATTGTACCCATGACGCTCCATGATTTCACTGTAACTCCCGATGGTTCAGATATCACTGCGCAGATAGCGACATCAGGATTCTTTAGGGCATCGTGATAGGGAGATAAAATGCCACTATCAACAGACAATATGTTACAAGTTAAGACTGGAAGTTTTGAAGGCACTAGCGGCTCGGCAACATTAGATGTGGCTCCTACAGCAGGCAACACTATTGTCATTGCAGTTGGTATTGCCGGTGACGGTGTCGGTACTTTTGCTGTTACAAAGCCTACTGGGTTTGAAAAAGCGGTTACAAACGCAGGCGGAGTTAAGCGTGGCATTCCGTACACTTATATGAAAGCTTCTGCCTCTGGGTCCGAAAGCTCATGGACGTTGAATGTAACTGGCGGTTCTCAGCAGGTCGTCTGGGCTGCCTTCGAGTTTGAAGCCGTAGACATGTTCGATTTTTTGGGAGTGGACTTTAATGATGGTGTGTACCTTGATAATGGGTTCGTTCCTATTTCAGACAGTGCGGTGGTTGCATCCAGAGCTACAGACGCCTCACCTACCTCTGAATCATATAATGCTTTAGCGTTTGCTGTGTTCGTGGCAACTAGTGTAGATACCACAATTCCAGTCATTTCAGGTTACAATGGTAATTGGCAAGAGGTGGCAAGTGTATCTAGAACGAATGCTACACGTGCAATAGCTTTGACAGTCGTGTTCTTGCCATTGATCAACGTGGAAACTTTTCAATGTACGGCCAGTGTCTCGCCAAGTTCATATTTCTATGTTGTGTCGGGCGCAGTAACTGCCATTGCTGCCAGACACGCCGCCAACTTTGAGTCATGTTTTGGTGCTGAAATCGGAACAGCAACTTCTATAACCAATACCAGCATAGCTTCTATTGCTGGCCCAGCACCTCTCGACACTGTAGTAGGAAGTCCTGCAATCGTTACTACAACCCCTCGTACGGGGGCATATTGCTTAGAACTTTCGTCAGTAGCAGCAGCCGAATGTGTGACGTGGAACAGTTTTAATTCGCCTGCACGTGGAAATCTTAATATGACAACAAGCCCCGCTCCACCCGTGTGGGTAGAACGGTTCCATTTCTATTGTCCAACCGTACTTCCTGTGGCAGACGTAGAAA